GGTACTTTTTTAACAGCACTCTTCTTAGAAATTCTTTTACCACTAGCCTCTGCTTCTCTTACGTTTACCCTAGTAGCTTGTAAATATTTTACAATCTTACTAATAGCATCTTCATCATTAGATAACTCAAGTGATTCTCTCTCAAGTAAATCGGTTGGTATCTCTATTGTTTCTTGCTCTTCCATACTCACTCCTAATGTTTAGTCTTTGGGTCTGTCTGATTTTCTTTTAGCTTAATAAATATTGAATCAAGTGTATTGCCTGTCTTGTCTTGTGCTTTCTGCATCTCATCAATCAGTGGTCCAGATGCTGTAAATGTATGTAGCACATCAGCTAACAACCCAAAGCTACCCATTGTTCCATACTTTAATAAAGATAATCTCATACCTATCTCATACAGTGATGATATCAATACATCAATGTCATAATTCTTAGATACTTTTATCAATGGTTCTCTTAGGTCTTCTACACAAGCCTCAAAATTTGCTCGGTACTTATCTTCTTTACTCATAGTTTCTCTCCTGTCTCTGCATTCACTACGTCAAGTTCTTCTAGGTCATCTAGAATATGTAGTATTTCTACACCTTTGTCAAGTTGATTTATTTTTAAGGTGTCGTATTTATATGGGTCGCCCTCACCCTTCTCTTCTGCTAACCCTCGGTATGCTTTTATGTATTGATATATACGCATACGTAAACTGAAAGGTCGGTCATGTTTAATTATAAACTTGGGTGCTTCCTCTGAGTTTGGGTTATCTATTTCTTTTAGAACCTTTTCCAAAGCGACTGAAATATCTGTCCAACGGTAAAGGTTGCCCTTCTGTTTCGTCATTGTTTATCTCCTGTAAATATTCGTGGTCATTGGGGTCGAACATGGCATCATTTTCAAAATCTTCCACGTCAAACACATCATCAACCAAATCAATAGTCTCGTCTAGTAAGTAGTCATCACCTGTTGTGTATCTTTTCTTACCCATTATATACTCCTATTCTAATATACCTAGCACAAGCCCCCAAATTAACAGAGCAAACACGCCATATGTGGACACAAATAGCATAGCCCCTGTAATTTTAGAACATATGTCGTCAAATTTATCTGGACCCATATGCTTTAGTTGTCCATTCTTTTATATTATCTGTTGTGATAATTCTTTTGTTTGATAGTACAGATGAGTTAGTAGATATAGCGGGTGTATCTTCTATGATAAACATATCAGCGATATGTTCTTTACCATCTAAGGTTTCTACTATAGTATTTACTAACGTATATCCTGCACCAAGTTCCATAGCTTTCACAGACTCGTAAACAACATCACTCTTTATCTCATACAGTTCTCCTTTTATTTTATACCTACATATCTTAGTATCGTAATGTCTAAATGTAATTGGATAACTGTTTAAGAAATCTTTTATAGTGAAGTTGCTGTCAGTAGTGATCGCATCACCAATTTTCTTTTGCTTAGTAAGTAGTCCGTGCAATCGCTCACCCTTTTTAAGTGTGCCATACACAAACATCAGTCTCTTTTTATTGCTCATATTATACCCTCATATTTTCGCGTAGCCAATCCTTTAACTCTGACTTACAGAATAGTTCTGTCATAAAGTTACCAAAGGAATTAACCATGTGTTCTTCGTCTTTGTCTTTCATGTTGTACTGATAAAATGCTACGTGCATACACTCATGCACGACTACATTAAAAGCATCAGCACCGCCCTCTTCAATCATCTCTTGATCTAGATAGATTTTATATGGGGGTTTCTGAACGAACATACCTTGTGCGTCTCCCATTTCATACATCACTTCATGGGGGGCAACAATTAATTCTACTTTAAAAGGTCCGATCGTTACAAATTTAGGGAGTCTTTTATTTTTTGCCATAGATTTGTATACCATGCTTTCTCTTTCTTGTCAAGTAAAATCTTATTACTGTTGTTATTATTAAGGATATGATACCATACCCAAAACATTTTTCCTTTCTTTCTATTCATTTTTATCCTCGTCATTGTGTCGGGGTGTGCAGTATAGCCAACCCATATCACTTACCTCTTGCTTGTTAAATGCTTCGACAAATTGTCGAACACTATAACACTTGGGATTAATTTCGGCAGTACCTACACCAGTATCTAAGAATCTTTGCAGTTCTTCATCCGTCACTCTGTCGTCTGGTATCCAGTGTGCTATATCCCATACCAATTTTTCCTCAGCCTTCATTGTGAACTCCTAACCATTGCATGTATGCTTTGTGATCCTCTATCTTCTGCAAAGGAAACGCGTCATAGCATGATGCCATACGTTCCACAATAAATGCTTTAGTTTCTTTACTTGATATATTTCTATTCATAAATTCATATATGTGTTTAGCAAATAAAATATTATCTCTCGGAAACTTTGTCTTGTCTTTCTTCTTTGTCATCTGCTTCCTTCCTTTCTGTATTGAATCGTATCATATGCTGTGCGTAATCACGCAACACTTTATCCAAACCTTCTAACTCATCAGTTAATAAGTTCATTCTACTGTTTAGTGTTTCTATTTCTTGATTGAGATCTTTCATTCTCATCTTTATTATACTACTATTGACAGCCATGTTTTTCCTCCATATTTTTAAACCATATTGGTTTTCTTACTCCCTTATCCCACTTAGCAAAGTATTGTTTGTCGTGGAAATAATATTCGCGATACGAATCTATATGATTATCGCACCACTTGTATTGATCGGGCATACACAATGGCACAGTTGTTAAATCATATGCGTCTTCTCCTTGATTGGAAATAAAAGATTCACGCATCTTACTCATAAGCCCCAACCCCCATATATTATTGAGTATGCGTTCCGACTTGTGTATCTTACCAAAGCGATATTGATATTGTTTGTTTATCTCAACGCCATGTTCGTATGTCCACACAAAATTTCTGTATGAGTCACCAACGCAGATGGTCATAGGGTGCTTGGGATATGCACTCTTATATACTAAATCATCTTTGATTACCTGAGGTATTTGTTTTCTTACCGCAGTTGATAACATCTGACAAGTTTCCAATAACATTTTTGGAACATGCTTATCACACAAATCCTTTGCTGATGCGGAGGGGCTATCATTTAAATGAAATATATTCATGCTACTTTCTTTCCTTTCTGTTTAAGTTTGTTTCTCATTTCAAAGTATACAATCGCTTGTGCTATTGTCAATGTTCCATTGATTGATTTAGCTTTAAGTTCTTCGTATTTTCTTTCTTGTTGATTGTTCATGTATCTTATCCCCTATGTAAGTGTATGCCATGTGTAGCTGTATATCTTTGGCTACAATTTCGCGTTGCATTATCTTATATGCTGACGCATATCCTACACAAGCCATAGTTATCATCATTAAAAGTAGTATTAGGTTAGTCATCACTACCCCCTTCTCTTGCAAGATTGCCTTCGTGTTCCCACCACATTCTTGCTTCTGCTTCTTCGTATGCTTCTCTATCCTCATCAATCTGTTCCAACAGTTTGGTTTCGTAGTCGGATAGGTTATCTTCGTATCGTCTTTCTTCTAGTTCCATGAGCCATGCTTTTACTCTACCCATTTGCTTCCTCGCTTTCTTCTTGTGTGTATTGCTCTAACATTTTGTTAAAGTATTCTGTTGCTTCAAACCAACCTTGTGATATTAACTCGTCATCAGTTAGCTGATCTTGTTCTTTATATCTATCAAGTGAATCAGATAGTTCTGAATTCAATCTGATAAGTTCGGTCTTTAGTTTTTCTATTATCATTACTTATCCCTTCTCATTCTAGCTACAGTAAGAATAGATACTATCACTAGTAAGTTAATTAATATATACATAAACATTATTATAATCCTTTCATTAATAAAGTCAAGTTGATATTGTGTCGCAGTCTTCGAGTATACACGACATGTTCTCGGAATAAATCCGAGGGTCTATAAATTAACAGATCAGACCCTTATGCCCCTCTAATATATGAATTAAAATATAATATAATATATTTATATAGTATATAAATGGACATAGCACTATCGTTTCTGCCAACCCTCGTGTTTATGTCGGAGATATGTCGCATATCTACGTGAGGAAAGCCTATGCTAACTGTTGATATCCGTGCTCATTAAACGAGTTGACATTTGGACTGTCAAATGTTGGTCGGATATTGCCGAAGCCGTTAGTGTAATTAACATAGGGTAAACTTCTTGCCATGTGTGATTCATTCGGTCTAGGAAATGGCACACCCACTTCTACTATAGAAGTTTCGCTAAGAATACTACCACCATTTGTAAAGTATGGTATCTTTTCTTTAGCTACAGGATATAGATTAGGATATGATCTCCATATGTTAGGCATTTTAAATATCTTACGCATGGTTGTATGATGTTTTTCTTCAGCTAATGCATTTGCTAACCACTCTTCCCTATCTATTTTGACACCACGCATACCAAGTATATATGTAGTATCATATAAGTTCTTTCTTTTATGATGAGGATATACTGTCGTGTTATATTTTTTAACTAGCTCAAGCATTGAGCTGTTTGTTGACATCACTTCGAACGGGTGAACACCATCAGAAATCGCGGGTTTAACTTTGATTATAATGAACTCTACTTGTTTCATATATCCGTTGCCATTCCAACGACTATGATCTCTTGCTATGGCAGACCAATCATGCCCCTCATATTCGAAGTCTTCATTCTGCATACCCATTCGTCTACCTCTGTTGGTAGTCAACACCCATGTGCTTTTGCGTTTAACCATACTAAAGGTTTGTTTGTTGTCTACATATCCTTGATAGACACCCTTATTATCAGCATGATATTCGGGTCTATATCCTACAATGTTTATGCTACCCACTGGAGTTGGGTATAGTTTTACGTTAGTCATTTTGCGTGCCCCCTTTCTCGTTTGATCGTGCATCTATTAAGTGGTCGATTGCATCATACATATCCATTTCATCAGCAGTTACCAGATCACCCAGCATTTCTGCTGTGCCCATTGGGTTGTGGTATATGACCTCTGATATATCAGCCTGTGATAATCCAACCAGATCAGCCAGATTGTATGGTGTGTTATCATCACATAGATCAACAGATTTTTTCGCGTTTGCTTTGCTTGTCCATTTATCATAGTTGTATATGTCATCACTATAATCCATGCCATTGTATCCGTTAAACCATGACCTGTTGTATGATGTGATTGCTTTTGGTTTTGTAGATATGGTGTCAGTCTTGACATCATAATCACTACCCATACCGCGTTGTATGGAGTATGTATTTGATAGCCACATACTATCCATTGTTTCACCATGATCTTCGTTGATGATTGTGAACTTACCATTACTTCCGTCAAGGAATAATAGTTTATCAGAGCCAATAGATTCTTCAATCATATCTCTCCAATCCGAATTGTATAACAGTTCTGGATTGTGTGCTAGCATTGGTCGTAATATCCACTTCACATATTGATGTGTATCTGATTTGTCTACATCAATCATTGGTGTAGGTAATTGCGGTCCGTTGTGCATAACCCATATAGATCTGTTATGCTGTTTCATATTAAGCACTTCAAATGGGTGGCAGTTTGATCTGTTAGTTCCACCATTAGTTGTGAATCTAAAGTGCAATCCCATTGGGATTTTCATAGCTTTGTATTTATCCCATAGAGATACAACATCACCCTCAGTTTTAGGGAGATGTTTAAATGTTTGTATCTTGCCGTCAGCAAGAAACATACCACCAAATCCGTCAGAATTATTGTGATATGCTGATGTTAGTAAGTTTTGTTTTAACTCACTAGCATTGTCTGATTTAATAATTAAACACATTAACTTTCCTCACTTTCGTTTTGTATGTTTTTAGTTCTACCCTTGTTATAGCCCTTGCGAACTAACCATGAGAACAAGTAAGGATAGGAACCTTTATTCTCAGATGTATTCATATAGCTAACGAAGTTAGTATATGATAACCTATTTACTGTATCGGTATCTTTGTCCATACCCACAGTTCTTACAAAGTTGCATAGGGCATCTACAAATTCAATGTTTCGCATGATACCTTGTTTGGCAATATTACCTCTGAATACTCTGAACTCAATGGTTTTTGGTTTGTGTGTTGCCAACGCTTCATACTTATCTGATCTTTGTAATGCGTCTTTGATACCTTTGAATTTCTTAACCGACCATTGTCTAGAATCACGCCCTGCAATGGATTCCATAAATCTAGCATTAGCCTTGCCATTGACGAACACCAATAGCTTACCGATTTCAAGTGGTGTTAGTGAAGTGCGATCAACATGAATATGCATACCACAAGTTGAAGTATGCCATGATGATAGTTGATCTGAATAGTTTGCCTCACAGAATTTAGTCCAACCCTCTTTGAGTGCTGATATAGTTGCGGGTGCTGATACTATTTCAAAACCATTGTTGAGTGATCCGTCATGTTTGCACAATGCAAAATTTCGCATAGTCTGACCAACATCTTCAGCAATACTACTAGAACAATCGTTGCGTCGTTCAACCTCTATTTCAGTTGCTAATAGTCGCTTCTCGTTGCCATGATATATAGGGCTGAGTTGTTCAGTCACATCATAATCATAGCCGTATACACCATTGTGATATCCGTCATCTTCCTCATCATCATAAGGATAGTCATCATCATGGTAGTATTCGTCATGCCCCTCGTGATATCTGTAATTATCACTACAACAAGAGCCTACATAATTGTCTACTCCTGCCACATATATAGTATCGTCCATTTCGGTAGTGCAATCACAGTCATGGCATTCTGTATATCTATCTGATATACTAGCATACAGATTTGAGAAATGCCTCTCAAGAGAGAAAGCTCTTGAGGGATTGTGTCGATCTGCGTTTAAGATAGATGCCCTTATAAGGTGTCTAACTCTCTCGTATGCGTCTTTGATACCTTCATACAAGTCAATATCCTCTACACCATACTCGTCTGTAAAGTCGCTAGTTGAATAGTTATCATACTTCAAATGGATATACATTTGATAGAAAGATATACCAAAGTTTAAGCAGTTCTCGTTTCGTAGCTTACTTAATAATGTCATTAAAACCTCACTCTCATTTCATTATTAAAATTATTATACAGATAACCACGCCAAAGTAAATTGTCCACTTTGACGCAGTTATAACTTTGTTGAAGTCGATCTTCAGCATATCAACTGCCGTTAATAGCTGTCGTGTCGACTTGAACAGAATTTTCAGCTGACATTGAATTGCTAGTATATAATACTGTAAATCCTTGTTTTTTCAGCTGAGTATTAAATCGTGAATAGGTGCTTGGATATGCCTTACCTTGCCTATCCAAAGTCGGTGTTTCAGTATTTAAAAATGTAATAGCGAATTCATATAGTGCTTTCACATTTCCAAATACCTTAGGCACATCTAAGTAGTTAGAGCGTGCCAAATATACAGTTTTTGCCATGTTATTTATACCCCCCATGCTTTCTGTAAATCGTCTATATTTAGATTGTCGTGTCGTTTGTTAGATTGTGATTGTATTCGATCAGCAAATCTATGCTTATCAAATCTGTTATTACTACAAGCCATGATATAAATTAAGTCATCTACCATAGCTTTTGTAGGATTATGTTTCGCTATTAAGTCTGCGAATTCTATAAATTGTTTTCTTGTTAATGCCATTTTTAAGCCTCCCTGTTTGGTTTTTTCCAGTATGAAGTCCATAACTCTTTTAATTGAGCCATGATTTCAATTTTACGAGGCGGTGATGCCTCATGGTATTCTAGTGTTAACTTTCCTATTGAAGTGTTTAACTCTCTATTAAAAGTTTTTTCTGCTAGTCGTTCTTGTAAATTCATTTTTATTACCTCACAATTTAATATAAGTTTATTATGCCACAACCATTTTCAGAGTCAATGGCACATTCTGTCGCATCTAGCAATTATCTGCTAGACGCTAATTTCATATATTTTGCGTAGTCTGGGTGTTGTTGTGCTTTTCTAAGTAAAGCCACGCGACCACCATCACCAAGCCTTTGATTTTCACTATTAAAGACATAGCCAGTAAAAACAGACTTTGCCGAACTTTCGTATTTATCTTTTTGACCATTGAAAATTGGTGATTTGCCTATCGGTAAATAACCGCGTCCAATGATGCTCATTCTTGATTTCATAATCAAACCCTCACAATCTATAATCAGTATCTCACAACCAAAAATTAAAATCAAGAAGTATTTTACGACTGCGACCAAAATGCACAATCTTAACTTGAATAATCTAAATTAATAATCTTAATATTAGTTGTTTAAAGTAGGGTTATGATCTCAAATTCAAATCAATAAAGCAATAGAAAAATTCAAACTGCGTTGTTCTGCCACAGTGCGACAATACGCCGAGTATATGCGACACTATATCCTGCGTCAATTTGCCACATGTGACATAATGTCGCACCTACTTTTGGGCATGGGGTGCCCTACGATTTACACGCATCAGTTTTTCTTCCTAGCTATAAGTCTAGGCATTAGCCCCCGAAGGGGCTATTGTCTAAATTTATTTTGCTACTGTATCATATACCCTTGCAAACCACCCTGTGTCATTTCGCCACACCTTATACAAGGGTGCGACATTTCGTGCCTTATATATCGTGTTAGTGTTTCGCTCAACCATTGCCTTAATTAAAGGATATGATTTATTTTTTAAAAGTTTTCTTTTTATCATGCTATCAGTATGACACGATTTAAAAATAAAAGATACGTGCAGATTGTCGCAGGTGTTTTGCTGGTCTGTTCGTAGTTTGTTCCAGTATATGGAACGCATATAGGGGAGCGGGATTTGTTAGGCTTGAGCTGATTAGGGTATTATATAGGGGGGCGGGGTGTTTATATCAACCCCCACCACCAAAAAATGCGTGTGCACTAGCATACATAATGCGTGAAGAAAAATTTTAGCAAAAATTTAGACTTTTTTATTTTCGCGTCTAAGCTGGTGTATGTAATCGTACAGGCGCAGATCAGGTCTGTTAGGATTTCGCGTGCCCCTCTCCTCAGTGAGATAAGTAGAGAGCATGTCCACAAAATCCTTTGGACTTAGATTGTTAGATAAAGTTTTCAAATAGCGGTTTATGTGCCGCTTCACTTTATCTGGGGCTAGTATTCTATGGGATTCTTTCATAGCGCGCGCTAACTCCTTCTATCTGTGCGAGGGGGTATGCCCGAAGGCATTTTTAACCCCCTCTTCTTACAGGAGACACCCTCGGGGAGAGGGATGCTGTAATGCTATCATAACAACCCTTGTTTACACAAGAGGGGTATGTTATAATTTTTTCTATATGGATACAAATAAACCCTTGACAGGAAGACAAGAGCTATTCTGTCAAGAATACATTAAGGATCTAAACTCAAAGGCAGCGGCAAAGCGGGCAGGTTACTCAGACAAAGTAGCAGACGCGAAGTCGTATCAGTTTTTAAAGATGGATCGTATTAGAGATAGAATATCAGAATTAAAAAAAGATTCTATGAAAAGACTGCAGCTTGATGCAGATGATATATTAAGAAGGTTAGTGCGTATCGCGGATCAAACAGAACAAACAGGTGATTACAATGCAGCTATTAGAAGCTTAGAGTTATTGGGGAAACACAAAGCACTATGGACAGACAAGACTATAAATGAAACTACTTTAGTAAATGCATTTGCATCTGGTAATTCTGATGAAGACATAAAACGAGATGTAGATCGTTTGAAAAGAATAGCTACACCTAAATTAAAAGTTATATCGGGAGACAAGAAATGATTTTAACACCTAAGCTAGAGCCGTACGCAAAACAACCAGATGTGGATATTTATTCTCAAATAGTTTTGTGGGGCGGCATTGCATATATCGCCAGATAATAGTTTACCCACTGTAGAGGACAGAGACGCAGCAACGCGGCTAGCTGTAAAGCAAGCACGTGAGGACTTACTAGCATTTGTAATGCTAATGAATCCTAGTTTCAATGTAGGACCTCATCACCGATTACTATGTGATGAGCTAATGCAATTAGAACGCGGAGAAACTGATCGTCTGATGGTCTTCGTTTCTCCCCGTTCTTCTAAGTCTTTAATTACATCTACATACTTTCCTGCCTGGGCATTGGGGCGTAATCCCTATTGGCAAGAAATAGCTGTATCTCACTCAGATGATTTAGCAACTAAGTTTGGTAGAGCCATACGTGATATAATAAATACAGCTGCATACAATACAATCTTTCCTAAAGTTAAAATTAAAAAAGATAATCGTGCGGCAAACTCCTGGGCACTAGAAGAAAGTGGTAAACAAGCTGGAAGTTTCTTAGCTGCTGGTTCTGGATCAGGTATTGCAGGTTTCGGTGCACACTTAGCTATCATTGATGACCCTATATCGGAGCAAG